CGCAAAAGACGGTGTACCCCTGAGTTTTGTGGTGGACCCCCAGGAATGGCGTAGGGCTAAACACACCATCACCACGAATGCCTCCGTCTGGAAGGCTCCCGATGAAGGAATGCCCACAGAGAAGCTACCGCCTGAAGAAAGGCTCGTTTCACTGGGCTACGGATTGGAGGATGTCTTTGGTGATGGACCGCCGGGGACAAAACAGGAAATGAAAAGTTTTTATGACTTGACAACATGGTCAGGATATGGTAAATTTATATCATCGGAACTTGGTAAGAGAACCAAACGTCCGAACACTAACACAATGTATAGAGGAAGAAATAAATGATAGAAAAGAAGATACCTTTCGTAGGGCTGCATGCACACAGCGTAGCAGGCTCTATTTTTGATGCCATTGGATATCCAGACGAACATATGGATTTCTGTTATGAGAACGGGGGCGAAGCTCTCGCCCTCACAGACCACGGGAACATGAATGGGTTCTCGCACCAGTTCTTACACTGGCAGAAGATGAAGTCCGAAGGAAAGGAATTCAAGCCAATCTTTGGCGTGGAAGCCTACTTCTTGCCATCTATTGATGAATGGCGTGATGACTACGAGCGCATCAAGGAAGATAAGAAGCTTGCGAAATCACTTGCGAAGCAGGGCGATACCTCTGGGGCAACCGTTGAGGACGAAGACGCTTCGAAAAAGGCTATCAAGTCGGTTATCAATCGTCGGCGACACCTTGTGCTGCTGGCACAGAACCAGACTGGACTTAACAACCTCTTCAAGCTTATCTCGGCTTCATACAAGGAGGAGAACTTCTATCGTTACCCACGCGTAGACTACAAGATGCTCGCAGAACACTCTGAGGGGGTCATAGCTGCGTCCGCCTGCTTGGGAGGACCCTACGCCGGGAACTACTGGGAGAACCGCGAGGAAGGACCAGAGGCTGTGAGAGAGGCGATGAGGGAAACCACACGCAACTTCCTCAAGGTCTTTGGTGACCGCTGGTACGGAGAACTCCAATGGAATAACATTCCAGAACAACACGAACTTAACCAGCACATCATTGAGGTGTGCAAGGAGTTTGGTGTTACACTAATTTCAACGGCGGACAGCCACTATCCCAACCGCGAAGCCTGGAAGGACCGAGAGCTTTATAAGCGACTCGGCTGGCTAGGTAAGGGAACCCCGGCGTGGGCGGAAGACAACACAGAGCTGCCCCCCGGCGTAGAAGAGATCGGCTACGAACTCTACCCTAAGAACGGGAATCAAATCTGGGAATCGTACAAGGAATACTCTCAGAACCTAGGAATGGAATACGACGATGAATTGGTAATGAATTCTATTACCGAAACACACAACATCGCATTCAATCGGATTGAGACCTTTGTCCCCGATACCAAGGTGAGGCTGCCTGACTTTGTAGTTCCCGCAGGGTTCACAGATGCGGAAGCGCTGGTGAACTATGCTTTAGAGGGACTGCGAGAGCGCGGGCTCCACGAGAAGGAAGAGTACACCACTCGGCTGCAGCAGGAACTTGATGTTATTGAGGACCGAGGCTTCAGTAAGTACTTCCTGACGATGAAGGCGATCGCCGACAAAGCTAATGAAGTGCAGCTAACTGGCCCCGGCCGAGGGTCGGCTGCGGGTTCGCTAGCGGCGTACGTCTTGGGCATCACACAGATTGATCCCATCAAGTATGGCCTCCTCTTCGAGAGGTTCCTGCGCAAGGATGCGACAGACTACCCCGACATTGATTATGATGTCGCGGAGCCAATGCAACTCAAGGAAATGCTTATGGAGGACTGGGGCAAGAACTCGGTCATCCCAATTTCAAACTGGAATACATTACAGTTAAAGTCTTTGATTAAGGATATTTCAAAGTTCTATGGTGTGGAGTTCGGAGAAGTTAATAAAGTAACCTCGACGATGATCGCCGAGGCAACCCCTGCTGCAAAGATGAAGCATGGGATCAAGGCTGGTGTGTATGCTCCAACCTGGCAGGAAGTTATGGAACTCTCCCCCTCCTTGCGCGGGTACCTAATAAAGTATCCGCACATCAAGACACACGTGGAGGCCCTGGTCGGACAGGTTCGTTCCTGCTCCCGACACGCCGGCGGCGTTTTGATTGCCGACGACTTGAACGAGCATATGCCGATCATTAGTTCGGGCGGTGTGCGACAGGCCCCGTGGGCAGAAGGACAGAACGTCCGTCACCTAGAGCCGCTCGGGTTTATTAAGTTTGACTTGTTGGGACTGTCGACCCTTCGTATGATTGAGGGGGCAATCCGTCACATCTTGAAGAGGCATCATGACAACCCCGACCCGACGTTTGATGATGTAAAGTCATTCTATAACGAGCATCTTCACCCCGACAAGATTGATTTTGAAGATCAAGAGGTGTATAGGAATGTATTCCAGAAGCAAAACTTCGCCGGTATTTTTCAGTTTACTGAACAGCGGGCACAGGAATTCTGCGCCAACGCAAAGCCGAAGTCCCTGGTTGACATATCAGCCATCACTTCGATCTATCGCCCTGGTCCCCTATCTGCCAACGTGCACGAGCAATACATTCAAGCCAAGAGCACGCCACACGAGATTGATTATATCAATGAGCATGTGAAGGACGTAACTAAGGAGACCTATGGGTTCCTTATCTTCCAGGAGCAGATCGCCCTATTAGCGCACAAGCTCGGGAAGGACCTATCGCTAGACGAGGGCAACCTCCTCCGTAAGGTACTAACAAAGAAGGGAACAGGTAAGGGAGCAAAGGTCAAGAACAAGCTCAAGCAGAAGTTCATTAACGGCTGCGTTGAAAAGGGAATCCGTCACGGCGAAGCCGAGGATATGTGGGAGAGGTTTGAATACTTCTCGGGCTACGGCTTCAACAAGTCGCATGCGGTTTCATACTCGGCGATCTCGTTCCAGTGCGCGTGGCTATACAACTACTACCCAGTAGAGTGGATGGCCTCGTTCCTCGACAAGGAACCAGAGAAGCGTAAGGAGCGCGCAATCAACATCGCGAAGTCAAACGGCTTTGAGATTGTAGAAGCAGACATTAATACTTCATCCTTCGTGTGGGAAATCCACCCCACCAACGATAAGGTATTGGTGCAACCACTGGCAGGGCTCAAGGGATTGGGCGACGCAGCAATTCAACAGATTGTCGACCACCGACCATTCAACAGTATTGAGGAGTTCCTGTTCCACGATGACATTGTGTACAGCAAGCTGAACAAGAAAGCACTTGATGTGTTGTGTCGTTCGGGAGCACTAAACAAGCTGATGGACGACCGCTTCACAGGACGCAAGCACTTCTGGTCTGCCGTAGCGGTGGAGAGAGTCTACAGTCGGAAGAAGTTCAGCGAGAACATCGAGAGCTATCAAGACGAGGCAGACTTCAGTGTCGCCGAAGAGATTGATAATCTTACGACACTCACTGGGATTTTCCCGATGCACTTGGTAATGACCGATGCCGTGAGGGAACGCCTAGAGGCTAACTATGTGCCTCCGGTGTCTGACTATGACCCGGACTTGGGAATGGTATGGTTCATTCCGCGCGAGATCATTAGAAAGAAAACAAAGAACGGTAAGCCCTATTGGATTGTCGCAGTAATTGATTCTAATTCAGTGTTGACAAAGTTCCGATGTTGGGGTATAGTAGAAGGTAAGGATAGGATTCATTTGAATCGTCCTTATATGGGTAAACTAGATTTTGACCCAGCGTGGGGGTTCTCAACTCGCTCGATTAAAAGAAATCTAAGATTGTTAGGATAAGAAAATGATATTACAATACCACATGTTACGAGGAAGTGAATTCCCTCCTGTACGAGCCAACCCGAGTGACGCCGGCCTCGACCTGCGGTGGACCCCGGGGGAAACGTCAGAGACTGTTTTACAGATCCAGCCGGGCGACACCGCTTTGGTCCCTACCGGATGTAAATTTGGAGTTCCCCATGGTTATATGTTAGAGATTAAGAATAAGTCGGGCATCGCTTACAAGCGTCAGCTTTTGGTTGGCGCCTGTGTCGTGGACAGCGGTTATGATGGCGAGGTATTCGTCAACCTTCATAACACTGGACGCGAGACACAGTATCTTCAACCCGGAGACAAGGTGGCGCAAGCTGTAGTGGTACCCGTGGTCCATGCCCGATTTGTAGCCAGCGAGGACCCCAACCTTTACGAGTGGTATCCCATTACTATTTCAGATCGAGGCGACGGTGCTCTTGGTAGCACGGGGAAATAAGATGCCAGTTGATAACTGTAACATTGAAGGAATTTTATGAGTGCCAAGCCTCGAAAAAAGACCAAAGGCTCGAAGAGGACCCATGAGGAAGCCATGGCCGCGGTCGAGCGCCAAGCAAAATTGATAGCATCGCACCCTAAGGAGTGTTGCTTGTGCGATCGCCCCTTTGAGCGGACCCCTGAAACCGTGCAAACGTGGCGTGTGGTTGTCAACGAAGAGCGCGTACGCCTCACGTGTCCGCCCTGTTGGGCCATAGTGCAACATCTCCCGGAGACGGAACAATGAAAATTGAAGAAGTACTAACTTATAATGATGTGCTTTTAACTCCTCAATACTCAGATATCAAAAGCAGATCTGAAGTGGCTATAGGTAGCGCCCTCGCCGCACCCTATGCATATCTCCCTTTCCGCCTGCCTATTATAGCAAGCCCTATGGATACCATTTCAGAAGAGGAAATGGGTGTCGCTATGTGGCAGGAAGGAGGCCTGGCGGTAATTCATCGTTATAACACCATAGAGCGTCAGCTGGAAATCATAGATCATGTTATTGGCTTGTGTCAGGCAAACGCCGCAGCCGCGATAGGGACTTCGGGAGACTATTTAGAAAGAGCGAGTGCTCTCTACGAGAGGGGCGTTCGGATTTTGTGTGTGGATGTGGCCCACGGCCATCACATCCTAATGAAGACCGCCCTCAATGAACTCCGCGCCACCTTTGGCGATCAAGTTCATATCATGGCGGGTAACATCGCAACGTTGGAGGGTTATAATGATTTGGTCGATTGGGGAGCCGATAGTGTGCGTTGCAATATTGGTGGCGGTTCTATTTGTTCAACTAGGATTCAGACTGGCCATGGCGTCCCGGGCCTTCACACAATTATTGAGTGTGCGAGATCAGACCGGAACGCTCCCATCATTGCTGACGGAGGAATCCGAAACTCGGGGGATATTGTCAAAGCTTTGGCAGCTGGGGCTGACTTCGTTATGCTTGGGTCTCTCTTGTCAGGTACTGATGAGACTCCTGGCGATACACTGAACACCCGCGAGGGAAAGTTTAAGTCTTATCGTGGCATGGCCAGCAAGGATGCTCAGATCGAATGGCGCGGTACCACGGCGTCATTGGAGGGCATTGCCACTAGAGTCCGCGCTAAGGGCCCTGTGGCCGATGTCTTACACCAACTTGAGCGGGGAATCCGTAGTGGCCTTTCCTACTCTGGAGCGCGCACGATCGGTGAGTTGCAGCGCAAGGCACGCTTTGTGCGCCAGACGTCCAGCGGCCAGACAGAAAGCGGGACACACATCTTACCATGAAAAAGTATCCTGATGACCACTCAGTTCTATCTTTCTCGTTGAACTCTAAGCTTCACGAGAATCTAAAGATACGGCTGTTCTATGATGAGATCAAAACCCAGAGCGAGTTTTTTCGGTACTGTGTAGAATCTTATCTAGGTCGGGATACTTTATTCATGGCCTTTTTAGATGACTATAAAATAAATAAAAAAGTACAGTCTAAAAAGAGAGTGGTGAAGTCGCGTCAGTTGAGAGAGAGTGGTCATGAGATGTTACGAGACCTGGCTTTGACAGGGGAAGACATCGAGAATATATTTGATATACTAGAAGAGGATTTACCCGAATTATGAGAGATTGTGCAAAGAAGTGTAGGCAGGATAGGGAAGGTTGCGAAAAGACCGACTGCCGTCTATTTATAGAGTTCCCCGAGGATCAGAATTGTACGTTGATAGCTAGTGCTAAACATGGGCCTATGACTTTAGAAGAAATAGGCAAGAGACATCACATTAGTACGGTACGTGCCAAACAGATTCTAGATGCCACTCTCCTCAAATTAAAAAAGACGTTATCACGTACGAATACTATTTAATAGTAGCATTTCGAACATGTCCTAGGAGAAGAAGTAGCTATGTCAAACAAAAAAACATCTAAAACCCTTTTGAACGAAACCCAGATTCGTCAGTTCATGAAGCTGGCTCAATTGGAGCCCCTTAGTTCGGGGTTCATCGACGAGCGTCGAGAGACGCGTCCTCCGGGACATGCCGCCACATCTACCCGCGGCCGATCCGATAAGCCCATCCCGGGCACCGATCTGATGGCCGAGGAGGAAGACCCTGCTGAGCTAGAGGGAGACATCGAACATGATTTGGGCGATGATAGCCTTGAAGGCGACGAAGAGGCTTTAGGAGATGAAGAAGAGATCGGCGCCGAGGAGCCGGCTGAGGATGAAGGCGAAGGCCGCACCATCCAAGTTAAGGACTTTCTCGCCGCATTAGAGAGCGCCCTTGAGGATGTCATGGGTGAAGAGGTTGAAATGGATACTTCCGCTATGGAAGATGAAGAGGTGGTTGATGACGCTGCCGACGATCTTGACGCTGACGCCGATATGGACATGGACATGGACGTTGAAGTCGACGATGAACTCGAACTGCAGGAAGACAAAGCTTACACCGCGAAGAAAGAGAAGCCCGGTGCCGACAAGCGCAAGGGCGCGGAGAAGCGCGGTGCGGAAGGCACTCTGGCCAAGACTAAGGGCCACGGTAAAGTGGACTACGTCAATGAGGCCAACGACGACCTCGTGGAGCAGATCACCAAGCGCGTTGCAGCTAGGATTCTTAAGACCGCGCTGAAAAAATAACATATAACTTGACATAGAGAACCCTAACGGGTATACTAAAAGCTGTGAGAGACTCTCGCGGCTTTTTTTATTTGGATAGATTATGTATGAAGTAACAACACAGGAACTTATGATTTTTGTGGTTCTTGGATTCTCGGCTGGTGTTTTTACTAGCTTTTATTTAACGCGCCTTTTTGAGGTGGT